AGCCGAGCCTGCAGTTTCTTGCCACCTGCCCATACCCCTCAGCCAACAGGCGTGGGGAGACCTTGGGCAGTGTGCCTCGAAAGCGGTCGATCCTGAGTCCTGCCACCAATCAGAGGAGATTGCTGTTTCCGGGCATCTGTTTGGCTCGCCCAATGTTCAGGGCAAACAGATCAATAATGCGGTAGATCTTGCCCACCACCGTATCATCTGCCGGGGTCTCGGTGATTGCCGCAATGGCACTGGCCAGCGATACCGCAGTGGTCACTATCGAGAAGATTGACCCAAAAGGGTCCGTTATTAAATCAACCATTTTTCTACTCCATAAAAAAAACCGCCAAAATGGCGGTCTGTAAAAACTATTGCGGGTGAAGGCTATCCACGCCCCTCACGCAGTATCTTGAAGATGTCCGAGAGCATCCCCTTCACCTCACCTATATCGCGGTGATAGTCATCACGCTTTACATACTGATCGGTCATGCTGATCTGACAGTCGGTAATGCGTCGCTCCAGCTCCTCAAGGTCAGTAGTCAGCTTACGCAGGAAATACCCAAGCGGCATGATCACCAGCGTAAGCAGGATGTTCCAGAAAAGATCAGGGTCTACGGTCATAGAGTCTCTCTGCAGATATAACGTGTAACAAACCCATCCTACTCAGGCGTCACCAACCCCAACACATCTTTCTGTTCCGCAGCATCACTAACCACAGAGGCCACAAAGGATCTGTAACTCTCATCGTCTTCACGTAGAGCCTGGATTTCATCATCAACGCTATATTTCTCTCGAATCATCATTCCTGTATTCGAGTTAAGAATCCTACATGGCATTGACTGGGATCTAAGCTGATGCAAAAGATCCGTATTTGATAGATCTGCATCTGCCAAATCAAGCTCCTCTGCTACTTGTGACAAGTCACTCTCATCATCAACAGAGACATACATCACCCCATCAATCTGCATCAACTGAATTGAATCAGGCTCTGGGATTATCCAACTTCCTGCAGCAGGGTCATAAGTTTTTACTGTTCTAGACATCTTGCTCTCTCCTTAATTCCACTCAACAAAATGAACTGACCCCATAGTGGAGTCTCGCTCTGTACCTTGCGCCATCTCGCCACCAAAGCCACACATATAGATGCGCCCATCATTTAGTAGAAAGATTGTCCCCTGTTCTGAGGTGGTTCCTGTTACCACAATCTCTTTTATGTTTCCCTGCACACCTGGAGGAAAATGAGGGTAATCCCAGCCATAAGAGTGCCCATTGGAGTGACCTAGAGCATAGTTTCCGTTGTAACCTGTCACCTTAACCGTTCCATCCTCCATCAACATCACGGCATAATTATGTCCGTCATATCCACCACAGGCGATGTAGCGAACCGCACCAGAAAAGGAGTGATACGGGTTTCCTCCATGGGTATGAGATGTCCCACCCGCTCCTAAACATGAGTACTCATTATTGCCCCAGCCATACAGCTTGTCCGATTGGCTTAGTGCATGAGTAAAGCTCTGGCTATTGTTCTGCCCTGTCCAGATATAGGCACCTGTATCCTCCCCATAAAACCCATTAGTGCCACTAGAGAGTTTTATCTTGCGGTCGCTGTTAGAGCCGTTAAACCATATGCTTAGTACCGGCGTATTTTGCTGAGATGTATTGCCATTATTGAGTTGCCCGTGTCCGTTATAACCCATGGAGTACAACTTGCCATCCGTTGTTACTATATGGGTAAAGTTATGGTTGTGGCCTTTCAAAGAAACATGGCGCACTACTGCAGATGACGGTAGAGCTCCATTGCCGTTAATCTTCACTGGAGAAGATACTGTAGAAGTATGCCCCACCCCACAATTTCCATAACCATTATAACCCCACATCCATAGACCACCAGATGAGTCAATGGCTGCACAGTGTCCAGCACCATCTCCATTTGCTGCAAATATCTTAGTAATCGTTACCCCATCCAACGCCCCAATCTTCTGTGGCGTGTAGATTACAGTGTTGGTAGAGGTGCCATTGCGTCCACACTGTCCATGGCCATTGTATCCCCATGACCAGACATCCCCTGTACTATCGAGCGCCAATATCACGCTGGAACTATTATTTGAAAAACCCTTGCCTATAGCAATCTGGGTGATGGTTGCTCCAATATTAGCTTTCCTACCCCAAGGCTCATTAGATGTATGCCCCACCCCCTGTTGTCCATGGCCATTGTATCCCCACATCCAGACCTTACCATCCTCTGTAAGACCCGCTCCAAGATATGCGTTCGACTGCACTTCTATAAACTTGCCGGGAGGTGATCCTCCATCCGGCATAAACCCTATAGGGTGCGCCCCTGGATGGTTGCCAATACTGTGGCCGTTAGCCTGATGGTGACCATTATCACACCCCCATCCATAGGCCACACCATCTGTACCAACTACAAAGCTAGAGCGGTACGAGCCACCACACCCATTATTGAATCTAGTATTCATCAAATGTGCGACTTTGCCAAACGGGGTCGCATTGGCATTGGTTCCTGTGCTGATTGCTGCAACCGCATCGGTTTTTGCAGTATTAATATCATTCTGTGCAGTAGAGGATGCTGACTCCACTGCAGAGACCTGGGTCTCCCCAGCCTGCACAATAAAGTTCAGCTCGGAGGCAGGCCCTACAGCCTCCAGTGTTTTTCCAAGATAGACCAAGTCCTCAGGCGAGGAATTTGTCGCCACAGCTTTTGCTTTATCAACAATTGCATCAATTGCATCGTTCATGTTCGTGTTTGTAGACATTGCACTCTCCAGTTTGTCTGTTATTTCCAGATACCCAATAGCTGATTAGCCTTGTAGTAACGACGACTATCGTCATATACCCCGCTCAGTAACTCTTTAGTGATTCGCATCTCACAACTCTCAGACACTGCAAACACCTCACCCGCCGGCACTCCTCCAGAAACAACTGCAGGCCAGTCACGAATCACCGTTAATAGGTTGCCTGTTATCTTGGTGCACTTGACGATCTCTGTTCCATTAGCGCCATTGAGTGTTAGAAAACAGTATTGGTTCTGTCCAATTGGAGGGAAATCTGATGCATCAGAGACAGTGATTTCTGTATCTGTAGAGCTGACTGGAGATGCCAAAACAGTCGAAGCGTTGTTCTCAAAAAGGTTGTTGGCAGACATATCATTCGACCCCAATCAAGAGACAGTAATAGTCCAAGTGATGGTCATAGAATCGTTCGCACCCTTGTTGACCACATCAAATTTGGTGCGTGCCAACATATCTCCGCCAGATGCTGCATCAAAAATACCAGCCTCAGTAATCGCACCTGTACCATCACCAGCCGCCCACGTGGATTCATAGGTAATCGTATTATCAGAGACCACCCCTCCAGATGCGGAGACAGTATTTCTATCAAGCTCATTACCCAGTGCAGTATCACCCTGATCGACTGCTGCTGTACCAGTACCTACTGCCATATGGCTCATGACAGTGTCGTCATTTTTCATGCGACGCGCCACCCACTTCTTGCCGGCAAGCACTACCGTGTTGGTCGTATCCTGAATCACATCCCCGTTAATCTTGATCTGGAGTGCCCCAGTCATCTCAAACATATCATTTACAGCCATTTCACAAGCTCCTATTGGTTAAGTACCACTTCATTCAAAGAAAAAGAGTTCAGCATCGATGTATTGCGAATCAGCACTACATCAACATCATCTGCAACTCCAAGCAGATCACCTGTTACTGGATGCAAAACACTCAGTGTCGTAATGTCATTAATGTTTGGCTTATCCAGAAACGCTCGTGACCAACCTACTCTCCTGGCAAATTGATCTGTAATCGTCGTAATGTTGGTCTTATCGGCCTGAACTCTTTTATAGAGGTCAGGCACATCCGCCCCCACCCAGTCATCCATAGCAAAACTGCTGGAGAGGTTTACTCCCAACTGCTTGTGCAGATAATCTGACACAGTAATCGGATCACCTGCCGGTTTATTGATATCCATCTCTACTAGGTCATCTACCACCCAATGATCCTGATAGTATCGATGCCATGAGGTCGCAATTAGTGCTGTATCAGTGACCCCAAGAGACTCTCCGTATCTACGCACAAACTCATTGCTGCGACTAATCTCATCTGTCACCCCAACCGGGTCTACCCCTTCTTCCGGAAAACCTATTCTCTGTATAAACGGACTGATAGAGAATGATGTAGATAGAGCACCATTCAATAGAGTCTCGTTTAACAAATACTCATTTAAAGTGGTATCGGCAATCGCATCACTCAACACACCTGTGTTGATGAAGTCACCCACCCGGAGGGAATCAAATACCTCTATTAATCTTGAGAGCAGGAAATAACTAGTCTCTGCCACAAAGGCGTCAGCCTCCACCATAAAGACCTTTTTACCTACTAGGCTTTGAAGAGTAATCTGGTCATCAACCCGTTTGTGGTGAGAGAGTATTGAGCTCTCTAATATCTCAACCAGATCCGACGTCTTCTGTTGATAGCTCCAGTCCATTTGGCTGCCTATATCAACAATGTCACTCTTACCTTGAGTTACGCTCTTGCTCTCTATGGATTGCGCAACCAGCTGGTCCTGATGTGCCTTAGCAGTTCGTCTAACAGAGAGGTCTTCATACCCCACCTGATCAATGAGCGGTCTGAAAAGCTGGACTGAGTGCAGAGACTCTAATTCGGCAACCTCTAAAAAGACCTTCTCTATATCTCTCCAGTTACTGCTTAAAAAAGGGAGATCGTCAAACACCCCTTTTGCAAAATTCCTAAACTCATCATCAGAGAATCCAAAGAGATTGCTCTTATTGCCAAAGTACTTCTTGTTGACCCTGTTCCAGTCATCAAGTGCAAAAGCACTCTGGAAATGTCGTATATAGGAAACTGTTCTCTCAAACAGATCCTCGGGGATAACCGGGCTACTTTTTACAGCATCTATACTCCTCCAGTTATGGCTAGAGGTAGAGACCATAGAATCGATTGATCGACTTAAGTGCCAAAACTCCAGGTCACCAAGCGGCTGCTCATCTCCTGCAAAACGGTTTTTAGAGTCTGGATCTACCCAGATCTCAGAGGCCTCGGCTGAGCGGTAGTGGGTATCGGGTGCGAGATTACGAAACAGGAGCTGTGAGGCCTCAATAGACCCAACAGATATAGTGGCTCGAATCGCCATCAAAACCCATCCCGCACCTTGAACTTGATCCTATCAAAGACGGTCTGTCGTCTCCCGTCACTATACTCAATCTCTATCTCCCCCTCATAACTGCCGGCATCCACATCAAGGGTCTCCGGATTCCACTGCATAAAGCATTTGCCGCCGCTAAAAGGTGCCACCCGCCCACAGACCATGGTGTCAAGGATCTCCTCACCACCAATATCCCGAAAATGAACCCGTACTGCACTCACTGAGGTGAGATCAATCGGCAGCCATGTCATGGGATCATCGGGGTCCAGCTTTACACCCGGCACCGCTGTGTTGGCGTCTCTCAGGGTAAAGTTGAGCTCCGGCAGATCATCACCTGCCACCAGGGGAATAGTCTCCAGATAGGCCATCAGGTAAACCCTCGTATCTGTACTGTCAGCGGGCTATTGCTCATCTTCCTGGCTGCACGTACCCGTAGTCTTCGAATCTCATCTTTATATCGGCGCTGCTTCTCTACCCCAATTGATGGGTTGGACCAGCTCTGGTCTGGGATCATCAACAGGGAGGCCAGGGTGCCGTGCAGCAGTGCTCTCTCCACAATACTCATCATCGAATCAGGTAACCCTCTCGCCTTTCTTGAGGGTTTGATCGCCATTACCAGCTTAATCTTCTCTCTTCTATCTGGAGTGGTACACAGCTCAACCACCTCGGGTATCCGCTGCTCCCACTCAAGCTCTTTTCCACTCTCACCGCTGACCGAGACCACTGAGGCAATCGCCCCATCTTTGGGCGGGTCGAGGTCATACTCGGTTACACCTGCAATGGTATAGATCGGGTCATGGCTCTCTCGCCAGATTAATGTGCTCTCAAACAGATCAATCGCACATCGTCTGATCTCACGTACCAGCACCGAGCGCGGGCATCCTCTGGCCTGCAGCAGCAGATCCGGGATCAGCTCCTCAAACCGGCTCACTGTTTATCGCCTTGTCTGCAGCACGTTTACCGGCCAGTGAGGAGAGAAAGGCCTCATAGTGGGCAGCCGCCCTGGAGCTGCTTGCCGCATCATCCTCTTTCTGCAGCGCCCGAAACAGCATGTAGTCAAGCACCGCATTGGCATAGAGCGCACTGATGGAGAGTGAAGTGGTATCACTCTCAAAATCTGAAATTACTATCTTCTGCGGCAGCACTGAGTAGACCAGCTCCACTACACTCCCCGCATCAGGGATGGGGTGGAGGTAGAATGTTCTGGGGTTGCGCTCATCAAAACTGAACAGATCAATCCGCTCTGACTCCATCCCGTGATCGAGACATCCCCACTCCAGTGAGGCCATCTGAAAGATCGGGGTGCCATCTGCGTTTCTCACTACATCCACCAGACTCAGAGCCTCCTCGGGCAGGGTCTGACGGGCATTGTTGATGCAGCTGAACTCCACGCTCTTGACCGAGCTGTCAGGGCGGTGAAGCACCACCTCACGCTGTCCATCATTGAGCCACTCAAGTAGCTCGGATCGTCTCCAGCGTCTTGCCCCATCCTCCTCATCATTGAGGATGCGGGAGACCCGGTTGATCAGATCGACAGCCAGCACCTGTTATCGGTCCCCATAAACGGGCACCAGCCCATCTTTTTTAAGCAGCAGTGCTGTGGGCTCAAACTCAAGGCCAGTATCTGGATTGCGCAGGCGTACAACTACCTGTCCGTTATCCTCATCCGCCACCTCTGTAGCCACCCCACCATTATCAGCCATTACCTCAACCTCTTCTCTTAATTGGCTGATCTTCTTTCTTTTATCGATATCGACACCAAACTCCTTCTGGGCATAGGCCTCGAGCTGGTCCTTGTTCATCGACAACAGATCAATTTGTTTATCCATCGTGATTCTCCATACAACTGACATGAAAAAACCCACCCCGGACCACTCCAGGGCAGGTCTATCTCAACCAGAACCGGGGCAACTACCCCTTCTTGGCATCAAGCAGCACACCGGCCTCAGGCTTGACCACCTTGTAGCCAAAGACATTGAGACCACGCACACCATCCCCAAACTGGTTCTCCAGCCTGAGCGTCTCCACATTGTTGAACTGGGAGGCAAAGGAGAGGAAGTGCTTGGTACCGGCCATCACCTTGGTGCGCGCCGTAGCGGCAGCATACCCGGTATCACCAGGCTTCTTGCCGGCGGCATCGGTAATCGCCAGATTGTTGCTCATGTAGATGGTGAAGCGGTCTACAATTCCCAGACGGCCGTTTCTGGCAATAGAGACACTGTCTCCTGCCAGTGAGGCATCCCGGAAGTCAGACTTCTTGATCATTGCGCACATCCATGGAGGGAGCACCAGCCAGCGCCCGCTCTCCGGGATATTCTGCTCATCAAGCTTCTGTGCTGCGGTGATGATTACATCAAGGATATTGTCCTTGGTGATCTCATTGCCGCTGCTTGCTGCATCCACCACATTGGTGGAGGCCACATCAGCGTAGATGGTTCCGAGTACCTGACGGTCAACCGCAATCTTCATATTCTCGGCGGCATCCTGTGTCGCCTCATTGATCAGATTGATATCGGCCTGGGCCTTGAGCACATCATCCACCTTGAAGGCGAAGGAGCGTGCCTGATCGATCAGCAGCTCGAGCTTCTCCTCTCCCAGATTCTGGTAGGAGACCGACGGGCTCATTGGATCATAGGTGCCAATATTGATACTGGGGGTCTGGCGGATCATCACCTTGCTGCCGGCGGACTTGATCTCGCCTTCCCAATTTCGATTTGCGATCTGCATCAACACAGTGGATGCGTAGAATCGCGCGTTTAACTTCTTTGACCATATCTCTGGAATGAAATTGGCCGCACTACCTGTAATTAAAGGCATGGTAAAACTCCAGCTACGGGAGAATCGCTGTCATCTCGACAGTGACAAAACTCCAGAGGGGTAAACCCCTCGATTAACTATGCGACTCGTCCCTCCCGTACAGCTGTATCAATCTCCTCCTCGTGTTTCTCAAACTCGGATGGAGACATGTTTGCAATCTGCTCACGGGTAAAACGGGGTCGCCCCAAGGTCTGAACCGGACGACGTGATCTCGGGGTGGGTGGATCTGCGATCTTCCTCCCCTCCTCCAGCCGTTTCGGTTTAGTGTCGATGTGAGGCTCCGGCTGCACTGCTACCTGGCCTACGGCCTGCTTGTAGCTGCCCAGCAGATGGATCACATCCTCTGACGCACCCTGATCAAACGCTCGGCGAAAGAGCGGGGGTTGTCTCTCCAGCCACCCCTGGAAGTCATCCGAATCCCGGATCTCATAGGCATCAGGATGCGCCTTCAAGATCTTCTGATAGTGAACAGCATCGGCATCAGCCTTTGCACGCTGCTCCTGATCGGCCTGCAGACTCTGCTGCAGAACACGGATCTGGCGCACCAGCGGCCCGGCGATGTCGGGATATTCACCAATCAACTCATCGAGAGGGTCACCACTCTCATCAGACCTCTCCCTGCTCTGGGGGGTAGAGCTTTGGTGCTGTAGCACCTCAAGCTCTCCCTTCAAAGTATGGATCTGGTCGTTAAGGGTGGATATCTCCCTGCGAGTCTCGGATGCCTCCTGGGAGGCCTTGTGCATGCGAGCCTGGGCATTACGAATACGCTCCTCGGCATTTTTAAGGGTCAGGCCGTTAAGCTCATCTCCCGCCTCCTCCTCACTCTCCGAATCCGGGGCCTCACTATCTACAGGCTCCGGGGGATCATCAGGTGCGGCCTCGGGCTCATCTCCTGACTGCTCAGGGGGGAGCTCCTCGACCGGGGTCTCATCGTTATCTTCTGGTGGGTCACTCTCCTTAAGGGGGGTGGTCTCATCGACCTGCTCCGAATCCCCGGACTCCAGTGACTCCTTGAGGAGGGCATCTGCCTCCTCCTCCATCTTCTTTAGCTTCTCATCGCCAAGATCATCTTGCTCTATGCTCACACAAACACTCCTAACCACGGGGCCTGCAGGTATGGCGATTCCCGCATGGGGGCCAAAACAGACGAGTCCGTGTATTTAAATTAGTCCAGCTTTAGATGGTCGAATCAGCTCTCACTGGAACCACTCCAAAACCGGACACCCAAAGAAAAACCCGCCAGGTGGCGGGTCTTGTCTAATATCTTGTTGTTATCTACTTCTCTAAAATTCTTCTGGCACGACCAGGGAGGGAGAGCATCTCCCTGTAGGCGCTGCATCTTCCCTGCTCCTGGGCAACCTCACTGTGGGACTGCTCCAGGCGGTCCCGGCACAGCTCCAGCTGCTCCTGCAGGTAGGCCTCCACCAGCTGCCACTCCCGTGAGGAGAGTATTGGGATCAGCTGCTGCGCCTGTTGTCGGGTCAATGGGGTTTTCATGCTCTGGTACCGCCTTCTGGGCATCAATATCCATACTCTCTGCTGCGCTGCGCAACAGATACTCACGATCGGTCAGGGTGGCATCGACCGGATTGGCAGTCATCTCCATAAACTGGATCAGCCGCTGACTCTGGATCTCACGGGCCACCAGTGCGGTAGAGCCGCGCGCCACCACCTTCAGATCCCCCTTGATCTCATCCTTCTCACTCCACTGCATGTTCCAGTCGACCATCGACTGGATCAGTGGCCGGATCATGAAGTCGTCGATGTTTTTGATCACCGACTTGACCACCACATTGGCCGCCCCCATCAGCATCGACATCCCCGAGGCGGTCTTGTTTAGCCCCGGCATCTGCTGGCCATGGGTATAGCTCGGCAGACTGGTCTCCTCATCGGCAAAGCGACGAAACAGCTCAATCACCGTCCCCAGATTGCCGGAGACATTGGTGGGCTGGTAAAACCTGAGCATCGGGGTGGCAGAGTCCCCTCCAGATCTGAGCCACACCTTCCAGGGGTGGAGATCGGTGGGATCTTCACCCGGGTCCAGCAGGTCGAGATTGATCTCCACCTGCGGCCCTGAGCTGATCGAGAGGTTATCGAGAAAGACCCTCACTGCGGTGTTCATGGTCACCTGCGAGTCACGCATCATCCGCGCCACCCCAACCCCCCAAAACTGATGGGGAATCCGCTCATAGGGGACAATCTGGTATGGCAGCAGCTCCCGCTTGTAGGGGTTTAGCTGCGCCTTTATCACCCGACCCCCGCAGATCCAGACATTGGCCTGCAGCTCCCGGGTTACCTCATCGGCCTCCACCTGGCAGCCACACTCCATCAGATCATGGCCATCCACCTGCCCCCAGTACTCCAGCACATCAAAGCGCCCGGAGTCTGCGGTAGTGGTCAGCCCTGCAATCTGGCGGCGCTCAACCTCATGGTCGAGTTGACTATGGGTGCCACTCTCATTCTCCCGGATCACCTGCTCTATGGTGTCGCTATCAAAATCCCTCCCCGACTCCCCAAGCTCGCGGAGCTGGGCACGGGTCAATACATGACGCTCGAAGATCCCGGTCGCATCGGCAATCGAGATTGCATAGGGGTCGGGATAGAGATCAAAGACACTGACTGCACTGATCTGGGGGGAGAGAGACTCCTCATGGCTGATCTCCCAGCCACCCTCCATCTCCGCCCAGCTGGTCTCACGCTCCACCCGCATGGTGGCGCCCTTGATGGCACCATTTCCCACCACACACATCTCCAGAATGGCAGACTTGAGATGGGCCTCAAACTGCCCCTCCACCAGCTGATCCTCCACCTCCAGCTCCATCTGCTCGGCAGAGGCCCTGGCGGAGTCCACTATCTCCTCTCTCACCACCTCACGCAGCTCGCTCTCACGCTGGGCGGTAAAACTATTAAAGTCACTCTCCGGGAGATCATAGGCAAACTGCCCCATCTCCCCGATCGCCTGACGCTTGATCTCAACCTCCGACTCCACCGCAAGCTCTGGCACCGGAGTCGCCCCGATCGACCAGGGCTTGTCACCAGATTGGAGCAGCAGGTCAATAATCCGTGAGTAGGCTGCCATCACCTTGGTGCGGGTCAGCCCTACAAAGACCCTGGAGCGGGCACGGTTACGGTTGAAGGCTGCCCTCTCCTCCGGGCTGTAGCTGGAGTTGAAGGCTCTAAGATCACTGAGCCACTCCTCCTCAATCTCGCGCTTGGAGTGCTTCCACTCCTCAAACTTGCTGCTGAGCCTGCTCCCGAAGCCATCAAAGTTTGTGCGCCGATCCCCCTTCTTATCCTCTGGAAAGAGCGGCTCACTCTTGATCTTCTCCCTGCCCATCAATACCCCCCCACACTGGAGATCGGCTGGTATCTGGGCCTGGCTGTTCGTTTCATGTTTCTTCTCGGCATTCTCACCACCATCTCCTGGGCAATTGCATAGCTCATCACCCGGTCATCAAAACAGCCGTGCTCTGCATTGGTGGAGCCACTCTCCTCAACCACATAGCTGCGACACTCCTCCACCGTCTCCCGGCAGACAATCCCACTCTCTCCATCACGTAGCAGCCCCGCCAGTCGGTCAATGATCAGCGGCTTGCTCCTGGTGGTGGTGAGCCATCCAATTCTCTTGGTCTGCTTGCCATCTGCCCTGCGGTCGAGGTGCTCCTCGGCGTAGAGGTTTGGATAGCCGCTGTTTTTAAGTGCTGTTAGCGTAGTGAGGCCATGGTTATTGCGCTCAACACCAATAAAAGCACCAAAATAATATCTTCCAAGAACTCCAAGGATCTCTCCAAAACGGTCAGGCTCAACATGGCCATGCCACTGCGCCACCTGATTTCCCCTCTCATCGACCACATCAGCACAGGAGTAGTCTCCATGTACCAAACCCTCCGCCACATCGGCCCCGATCACATACTGCACCCCGGCCTCCGGCTCTTGCCAGACCCTCAAACTTCCAGATTTGTAGTCGATTGGTCGACCACCTCTAATCTCTGCCCTGCGAACCGGTGAGTAACACTCATCTACTGCCCCCATAATCCAGTTTGGATCAAATACCGGTCTGCCCGAAAAGAGAAAGGCCTCCTCGGCACTACAGGGATACTCCTGCTTGAAGAGATCCTCACTCTTGAGCTCATGAATCTTTGCCCTGCGCCAGGATAACTGCTCATCAGAGAGCCCATGGCGGCGGGCTAAGGTCTGCTCCTCCTTGTCCGGGGTAAAACCGGTCGCATCCCGCAGATACTCCTCCTGCCAGTACCACGGCACAAAGATGGGGATGTAATCACCCGCACCACTTACCGCATCCTGCCAGAGGTCATGGAAGACCCCACCCACCCCATTGGCGGTGGACTCCAGGATGATCTCGGTATTCTCCTCACTCGGTACTGCCTGCAGCACCCCTGCCATATGGGTCTCGGCATTGGGCCAGAAGGCCACCTCCGAGCCATGAAAGAACTGCACCGTGGAGGATCTTCCCACCCCCTTGGTGCCGGCTGTTCCGATCTTGTAACCGGAATCCAATCGGTCAAAGGCGAGCTCCTTGGCATTCGAGGCCCCGGCGCTCGGCTTTACCAGCTCTGGGCAGTGCTCGTGATAGCGGGTCGTCATCTCAAATAGGTTCTGGGTCGCTGCATCCTCATGGGTGAGGATAAAGGCACGACGGCCTCTGCTATGGGTCACTCTCCAGTAAAAACGGCCCTCCACATAGGTGGAGCAGCCCTGCTGTCTCCCCTTGAGGATGATTGCCCTTACCCGTCCGGCCTCCTTTAGCTGCTGCTCAATCCTGGTGTGGATGTATTGCTGTGCAGTATTGAGGGTAAGCTTGCTTACCTCTCCTGATTTGGATCGGATCTGCAGGCAGCGGCTGGCATAGTGGTCAAAGTCATCCTTGAGCCTCTGCCGTATCCGTCGCTCCCTTGCATTCATTCGAGCTCAGCAAGCAGATCCTCATGTGCTGTGATGGTTGCATCAACGGTCATCTCTACTGCCTTGCGCTTGGGGGCTACATACTGGGCAAGCTCCCTGTACATCTGTCCCGCCAACCCCTTCTCACCATTTGCCTCTGCCTCTTTGGCAAGACGTGCCATCCCCACAATCGGATCGCAATCCATCTCCGATAACATCTCTGCAATGCGCTCGGAGTATTTGGTAGGCGATCCTTTGGGGCGTCCTGCGCCTGGGCGTCTTCCACCTCTTCCAGCCATATTGATTTCCCTGATTGTTTTCAAATAGATGCTGCCAGCGCACTGTGCTTCGCTCTATAGGTTTAGCTTTCTGGGTTCACAGGGTGGCAGCGTGTTTCATAAAAAAAGCCCATGGATCTCTCCACAGGCTCTTCTCGCAATTTATCTATTTATACGCCGATATCAGGGGGTTTGCACGGACACTTTGTCCGTTTTTGATATTTGATACCAAAAGTAATTATTTCCCACAGCTGAGTACATGATTTTCTCACAAGACAATCAAAGATTTTTCAAATGCTGTTGATGAAATATTGGTTACAGTAATATACAGCTAGGCCAACATATCCAGCAACACTGGATGCCAGATGGACTGGGGGATCTTCCCCATTCGTTTACCCAATCTAACCTTATCAATACTTCGAATTTGATCCAGCAAAATTCTGGCCTTCTTACCCTTGAATTTTGTGGTTGGCCGACATCCCAAGGGCTGTCCCTTACTAGTAATCGGTGCCACCAAAATACGTGGTAACACGCTATTCATATCATCAGGAGAAACAATCAGGCAGGGACGTGTCTTTCTGATCTCACTTCCTCTTGTTGGGTCAAGATCTACCCAATAGATATCTCCCCGTTTCACCATTCCCACTCATCCTCTTCAGATGAGAGTGCAACAAAACCATCCCATCCATCCTCATCAATCGAAGGATTATATCCATCAAACCATCCCTTTCGTGGCTCCTCTTCTACTTGAGTAATGATGATTGAGTGGTCTGTAAAAGACATCTCAACCTCATGATCCAGCCCAGTCTCCACAAGAAATGAAGCAGGAATAATCACGCCTTTTGAATTTCCTATTTTCCTAATTGTTGCTCGCATATCCATTCACCTCATACAAGTTATAACATAATTATAACATGATCGTTATGATAGTCTAATAATTCCCCCACAACATCCCCTGCAGAGCCATCTCAGCCAGATCAATCTGCTCGTAGACATCGGTTTTGCAGACCCCCACCTCATGGGCGATCTTGCGCCCTGACCAACCCCAGACCCACTTGAGACGTATCATCCTGGCTTTGAGACCGTCCCTGGCGCTTAGATTGCGCACTACCTCCTCTACCTTTTCCGCATC